GTAGGAAAGAATGGAGAAACTGTTGTTGGAGGTGGTTGTCCAACATCATGTCTTACCATCACCGAAATGGGAATAGATAATCTTACTTCTGATGCCAATTTAGATCCTTCAGCATGGTTATTAACAAATGATGGCGATCATGGTGAATATCCTAATAATCAAGTAATCTGGACTGATTATACAAGTCCTCCATATTACGGAGGAAATCATTTGCCTTTCGGAATGAGAACTCTTTATCCGGAAGCATGTGAGGGATGGGGGGGAGGTACTGGTCTTTCTGCTTCTGGTTCTGATCTGGAAAATTATGATGGTGGTTATACTCCGGCATTAGGATACGAAGATTCTCCTCCAGATCCGGTATTACTTGATGGATGTCCGTATTATGATATAAGAGGATGGGCGGGTGCTGTAGGATTACATCCTCACGGTTATTTAAATTTTGATGGATCCGGTCCCACAATAGGTAGACCACCAGGATCTTTCAGACAGTTAAAACGAATAGAAGCAAGAGGACTATGTGGTTCTCCGGGAATAACCCTAACAACTCAAGTTGAAGGAATGGAAGATGTTGCTATGGTTGCGCCATCAGGACATCCATTAGAAATACCACAAGACTTTTACGATCAGCTGTATCCTGATTATATTGCTAATCCTGAAGCGGTACCAGCAAAGGTTGTTGACATAGAATGTGGTGCGTATCATAACGTTGTAAGACTACAAGACAATTCTATTGTTTGCTGGGGATTAAATTCTATGGGTCAGTGTAATGTTCCTGATTCTCTTAAACCGGATTGGTCCAGACCAGTAGGAGTTAGTCCGCATCCTAAACGAGATTTAATTTGCAGTATTCATGCAGGATTTAGTACCACAGCAGTTTTATTTAATGATGGAACAGTTTTGTGTTGGGGAGATCCTGATGTTGCTGATGTAGTTAATACATGGGAACATATACGAGTTTCTCCTATAAAAAGACACAGTGGTAATTATACTACATGTTGTAACGGAGCAGAAACTGACGGATTCATAGATCCAAATTATCCAGATTTTCCAGCAAACAGATATCCAAACGGCACATACAATATTAACACAGATTGGTTTGGCCTTTGGAGAACAGGAAAACCAGCGTATCCTCATTTCGATTTAGGAGTAGAAACTAACAGAGTTTATCCTGTAGGTTGGGAAAATATAAGCAGTTTTAATACTTTAACTCCTGACGAAAAACTTATTCCTGGTTATTATTGTAATGTTTGTAATGATCCTAATCAAGGAGGAGTAACATTAGGTAAAGATTTTGCTGTCGCAATGTTAAGAACAGGTCAGATTGTCACCACAAGAAAAACAAATGCCAGAAATCCTAGTGCAACTTTGTGTAGAGATTGTAATATTGATCAACACTATTCTGTATCTAATGGACTGATTAAACAAGTAGATATTGGGCGTATGATTCGTTATGATGGTCTGGGAGTTGGTGGAACTTGTTTAGCACTTGCTTTGTTAAACGGTGTGGTATTGGAGCAATGTCCAGATACTACATGCGACGAATATAAGCGTTGGAATTTACCACAACAATATACTGACTGTGGTGTATTAACAAATTTAGAAGGAATTGGTTGTTTTAGTTCTGACACCGGTTTAGAAGCAGCAATTCATGATGCAAACTGGGCAACCATTAGTGGATTTTATACACCAGCAAAACAAGTACGACCCGCTTCTCATCCAAACGGAGCATTTCCATCTTGGAATAATGTGGAAGCATCATATGGATGGTCAACAAAAGTAGCTAATGTAGACAGATCTAGATTAGGTAGCAACGGTGCTCTAAGTATACCTCCAGAATGCCGGTATCCTGATGACTATGTTCCTAGTAAATGTGTAATGGATTTAGGCAATAATCCTTGTAACAGAATATGCCCCAGTCAAGGAGGTTGGGGCGATTTTCGTAGAAATGGTGATCAGAATGGTGTTCCTGGATTCTTTTCGTATCCTTTACATATGGCAATAGCATTAAGTTGTGTTGCAGGAACTAATACTGTTAACTGGTTGCATTCGCCAAGAACTATCTCGCAAACTTTACTTGATGAACCAATAAGTTCTGGTGGTGGTCAGATTAAAGGATCTAACGTTTTAATTAACGATTGCACAAATTATCACCAGGCAAAAGCAGGATGTGGTGAATGTGATTATGTTGGTGGAAATCCTAACTATCATTTTGATGAAGTTGCTAGCACCACTAACTCATGTATTTTTGGATTAAATGAGGACACTGATGGACAAGTTAATCCATTAAGGTTAGATAATTCTAATTGTGGAGGAACGCCCCAAATAGGAGCACTACAACAATTCATGCTTCCGACAAGGCCATGGGGTCCTTGGCAATTATTAACTTCTAGTGGTGTTGCTACTCCTCCGTACATGGAAATGACTTTATGTAATTGGGGAGCATTAAGATTTGAATATTGTCCGTATACAACTATACGTCAAAACCCATATACTACTGCTGCTCCTTCTTTTAATTTAGGAGGTATAGAGTTTGGAAATAGTGATAATCTTCCTGGTTGGTTTGATTTGCATTATGGTGGAGGGCCAACTTATGTGACCATATCTCAAAACGGAACTAGTCCTATATTAAGAAGATCTATAAGAAGAGATGGTGGCATATGGCCAGTATCTGGTCCCTGGAAAGTTGCATTTTTTAATCCAAATACTCAAGCTCCTTGTTATTATCCTACAGAATGTAATACCCCCACACCAACACCGGACGAAATTCCTAATGACGCTGGACAATACAGCGGAAGATGTCCTAAAGCTCCACCAGATCCCACATCACCACAAGAACCATTGGCTTATCTTGATTGTTATGAAGGTGGCGCTGGTCCGTGTGCTGGTGGTCTTTTGGGAGGAGCATTACCTAATATAGCAAAATATTGCTATCCTGATACATTCCCGAGCAAGAAAACATGCACAGATAACAGTGCAGAAATTGTTTGTGGTGCATCTGGTTGCGATCAAGGAATGGGAGACGCGTGCAATCGATGGTTCTTTAATAATCCGTGTATATCGTATGCAACAGGAAAGGCATTCGGGGTTTTCTTAAGAAAATCTCCTTGGTACAGAGGAATCTCTGGAAGTTCTGGGGTTACTAATGGAGAATTTATTTGGGATAAAACTTGTTCTACTATATCCAGTCAAACCAGACCTAGAGATTATAGTATTATGGGATGGGATAGACTTGTTCCAGGACTTTCTGGAATTAAAATATGGCTTACTGGAATATTACACGATCCGTGTCCACCATGGCCATTAAAAGATGATGAGGGAGGAGCCACGTATGGGATTTATCCTTCATGGGTTCCTGTTCCAACTGCTTCTCGTTCAGCAAGAAAGGGAGGATGGACAGGATCTGTTGGATCTAGAACATGGCAACAAATAGGGTTTACTGGGGCAACAGGTCATGAAACATCAATAAATATTAGTGGTTTTACATATAATAGTGTTGCTGTTCCTGGATTAAATTTATTTGATCCTGTGACATCTACTACTTTTAAAATAACTGAAGCATTGAGAGAATATATTTCATGAATAAAGAAAAAATTATTAATTGTATAAACACAATAAAAGAAAAACATAAAAAAATACAAAACAAAAATAATATATTAAAAACTCCAGAATTTTTAAAAGATTTAAAAGAATGTAATTCTTTTGCTACTAATAAATCTACAACAATATTATTTGATCAAAATATACAAAATAGAATAAAAGCGATCAATGAAAAATTTAAAAAAATAAAAGAAGAACAAGAAAAAATTGAAATTAAAAATAAAAAAATTTCTTTTTTTAAAAAAACAAAAATGTATATTTTGGCAGAATTAAATACTATTATTGAAGGCCAAATAAATAAAAGTCAATACGCTCAAAGAAAATCTGCTTGTTTAGATTGTCATGGTCGTGTAGATTCTATTGAAAATAAAACAGATCCGGGTGGAATAGGATTTTGTTCTCTTTGTGGTTGTGGTGCTAGTAAACGAGCAGCTTTGTCTGTTAAATTGACAATAGGTGGCGCATCATGTCCTTTAAATAAATGGGAATCACTTAAAGGAACAGAATGGTCATTTAAAACAGCATTACAAGCATCATCTGGTTTATTTACATCTTTTTATTATCATTTTATAAAAAAAGTAAAACAAATTATTAGAAATAATTATAACAAAACGTCTATATAAAATACAATGGTATTATATTTTGATGAAGAAACGCAAAATGATTTTTGTAGACAAATAGAAAAATATGTGGAAGAATGGGGCGTATCTTACATGCATGCAGTTATTTCTGTGTGCGAATCAAAAGATATTCCTGTGGAAAGTGTTGGTAAAATTCTTTCTAAACCAATAATAGAAAAAATTCAACAAGAAGGACAAGAATTAAACTTTTTGCCCAAATCATCAAAGTTACCAATTTAATTTGACTTTTCGTTAATACAGTGTATATTTACAATAATAGGAGAATATATGTCATTTAAAGATCTAAAGAAGAATTCTACATCAATGGCTTCCAAGCTTCAAGAAGAGCTAGAGAAGACTAATAAGACTAATGATTACAAGGATGATCGATTTTGGAGACCGACTCTTGACTCTGCTAGTAATGGATATGCGGTTATCCGATTCCTTCCTTCAGTGGAAGGAGAAGACATTCCATGGGTTAAGCTGTACTCTCATGCCTTTAAGGGTAAGGGTGGCTGGTTTATTCACAATTGCCCCACAACCATTGGTCAAAAGTGCCCGGTTTGTGAAGCAAACTCTGATCTATGGAATAGTGGTACTGAAAGTGATAAGCGTATTGCTCGTGATCGTAAGCGTAAGCTTAATTATATTTCCAATATTCTTGTTGTCGAAGATCCCGCCGCTCCCCAAAATAAAGGTAAGGTGTTCCTATTTAAGTACGGCAAGAAGATTTTTGAGAAGATTCAAGAACAAATGAATCCAGAATTTGATGATGAGACTGCAGTAAATCCGTTTGACTTCTGGAAGGGTGCTAATTTTAAGCTCAAGGTTCGTAAGGTTGAAGGATATGTAAATTATGATAAGTCTGAGTTTAGTGCAGCAGCTCCTCTGTTTGATGGTGATGATGCCAAGCTTGAAACACTTTGGAAGACTCAATATGCTCTTAAGCCTTTTGTTGACCCTAAAGAGTTTAAGACATATCCAGAACTCAAAACCAAGTTGGTTGATGCTCTAGGTAATGATATCCGATCTTCTGGTTCTGATGAGAGGGAAGAAACGATTGAAGACGAACCAGTGGTTCGTTCAAATCGAAAGCCAGTAAAGACGGACGTGGATGATGATGTGGATGTGGATGAGTATCTAAAGACTCTTGGTGAAGAGTAAAAAAGGCCCCGAAAGGGGCCTTTTATTTTACCCAGAAGAATCTCTCCAAGCAGGAGTAGATTGTGATTTTCTTTTTATAGACATCATATAGTCTGGAGTTATATTAGTAATGTACATGTTATTGTTTGTAACATTTGAATTCATACTATTGCCCCCTCCTCCGCTACCAGATTGTATTATTTGACCAGCACTTTCGTTTTGAAGTGTCATAGTACTTAGTTCATCTTCTTTTCTTTTTAAATCGTTTATACTATCGTAATTATTTTGTAAACTTTTTCCGTATGCTTCTGCAAATAAAAAGTCAGTATTAAATTCTGGTTTAATATTAACAGGTTTTATTGGAGACAACTGTTGTTCATTTTTAGAGTCTAATAACGATTGATACGTGTTTTTTGATCTTTCTTCACTTTGAGTATTTAATATTTGTAATTGATTATTATTTAATGATGAAAAATAACTTTTAGCTTCTTCTATTTTTTTAATATAAGGAGCACTTAAAAATTGTTGCAGCTCGTTTGAAGGAAAGTTTGTATTAGGATTAGTTTGGTTTGGGGTGTCCATATTATTGGATTACTTGTGTTAGTCTTTGTTTGTTTTCGTTTAATTCTGCTCTTATTTGTTCCAGATATACTGTTCTTTCCCAAGGAATCATATTTTCTATTTCATTTAAATTATATTTATGTTTATATTTCATTTCAAAATTTTGTTGATAATATATTTGAAGATTTAGATGACTAAAAAACAAATTTATGTAATTTTTTAAACCTTTTATTGTTAGGTTTCTTTCTTTTCCGTCTGTTGTTGAATACTTTATTTTTATTTGTAAATTGGGCAATTCTTCAAAAAAAGTCAATACTTTCTTGAATTGTTGAGAAGTTAATGTTTGAATAAACTCTGTTGTTTCTTGTAGTCCTATTTCTTTACAGTCTATTACTTCTCTTTTTGTTTGAATTTGTTTCAAACAAGATGCTATAAATTTATAATAATCGTTTTCAGATTCGGTATGTTCTGGACTATTTAATAAATCAGTAATAGTAGGAGTATTAAAAATTAATGCCAGATTATCTAACACGACTTTATTATTTACTTTTATTTTTTTATTTAAACTTATATCCTTTAATAGATTAATTGTTATCTGAACTTCTTCATCCGTTTCTGGGCATTTTATTTTAAAATTTTCAATTTCTCCTATTGATTTTGCTCGTATTAAAAGAAATAAATTTTCAAAATCCCATAAACTTAAATTGTTTACATCAATTGTTTTGTCTACACAATTTTGCATAACTTCTGATAAGGTTTTAATAGTACTTTTAAAGTTTTCAGATTGTTTGGAAATAAGTATAGCTTTTTCTTGAGAAACCACCATAGGTTTAAAACACATTTCTGTGCCAGATTCTAAAGAAAAACAATAATTTGGTAAATTTGTTAATAATAAATCTTTTAAAGCCATATTATGTAATCGTGTAATATCTATAGTTAATATCTACAGTCATAGTTAAATAGTTGTTAGCAGAATCATTCATAAATTGAGTTGGTTGTATTGTGGCTGGCCATGCTCCGTATAATATTATAGTTTTATTAATATTGCTATTTTGATCTAAAGCGTAGATATTTAATCTTCCAACAATATTATCCCAATAATTTAATAGTTTTGATCCTTTATTTTGCAAAAAATTAGAATTGCCATCAACAAAAATTAAATCTAGCCAAGATTCAAAAAATTGCCGACAATTCCAATTTTTATCTATTATAAAATCTATAATAAAACGATTGTCGTATTCTCTTTTTACAGGTATATCAATAGTATTTGCTGAAGGAGATAAGTTGTCTGAAAAATAATTTACAACTTGGCCAGGAACTTGGACCATTGTTGCAAATAGTGGCGGTGGAACCAATCCTAATTGTTGCGGAGGATCTATACTTATTTTAAAACGGTTAGATATTTGAAAACCAGATACCTTCTTAAAAAAAGATATTACGCTATTAACGTCAGAATTATTTAATCCGTTATTGTCTGGCATTTTTTGTTTTAAATAAACTTTCTTCTGTTAGAATTTTAAAATTCCAGCCATTTTTCTTACAATATTCTTCTGCAGCTTTCCATTTACAATTATTTATTTCAAATGTGATGCATTCGTTTAAATATGCTCTTTTATTTTTTTTGGTGTTTGGTTTTACTGTCTGTTTTTTGGGTTTGATTTCTACCACAAAAGTTTGTACATCATTATTAACTTTTGCTTCAAATAAAAAGTCAGGATAATAATGATGAATCTGTTTGTCTATTGTAGAAAAATATGGAATTTTTAACTCTTCACTCGCCCATCTAACAATATTTTGATTTTTATCTAAATATTTACAAAACTTTCTTTCCCAGTTTGAACGACAGATTATATTATTAGAATTGCCAACATATTTGTCTGGATTTTCTGGAATGTATTTGGTTTTATACGCCATATTTTCCAATATATATTTATAGTAAAATGCCTACAGTATTACAATATCCTCCCCAATCTGAACCCTTTTCACTGGAAGTACCTGTATGGATGAATTTTAGGGCTGCTAATTACAGTACTTTTATTAAAAATAGGGTCTTTGATTATATATGGTCTAATGCCTATCTGGATATCCGTTTGCCATTTCCTAAAGCAATGGCTACTCAAAATTCTCAAAATTATCAAGTAGGCGGTTCTATGAATATATTAGCAGCAGAATTAGGAGCTGGAGCTGGATCGGCTCAAAGCGGGGGGATGTTCAGTGCACTTGCTCAAGTAGTGGCTGGAGCAGCAACAGGAATACCGTTTGCGCAAGAAGTTATGGCTAAATCGGAAGCGGAAGCATCGTTTAAGTCTGGAGGTGGTGTTATACGTTTTGATCATTTAGAAACGGTTTTAATGCCAGGAGCTAGACGGACTCACTCTTTTGTAATAGATTTAGTAGCAAAAACATCAGCTCAAGCATTTTATATAAACGAAATTGCCATGGCATTTCAGACTAATCTTTTTCCTATAGCAAATACCAATTCAATTTATACTATGCGCCATCCTCCATTATGGGCAATGCAAGCTTTTGGACCTAATGAGCCAAGATATTGGGATGGTGCTCCACTAGTTTCTGTGTTAAAAAGTGTAGATATTAATCGTTCTCCTATTATTGCATCACCATTTACTACTGTAGACTATCGACCTTTAGCAGTAAATATAAAACTAGTATTCGTTGAACTAGAACCGGCAATGCAGGTAGGTAATGGTAAACTTTCTATATTTTCTAGATCTGATAATATTGCTAAAAAATTAGGCGGAAGTTTATAATGATTAATTTATTTCCAACTATAGATTATAGTTTAATTAGTGGCCAAACTTTACAGTTTGTTGATATTTTTAAAACTGTTAATATAGAATTTAAAAATAAAAATTTATTACAAACTACTACTAAAATAATAGGAGAAAGACCAGATCAATTATCGTATAGATTATATCAATCTTCTAATTATTACTGGTCTCTATTTTTAACAAATAACATTAAAAATCCATTTAAAGAATGGGGTCAATCAGAAGAAGCCTTTAATAAAAAAATAGAAAAAGAATATGAAGGATTTGTATATCAGTTTGCAAATAATTCAAAATATCTTCCTCCAGAAAATTCTTATCCAATACAAAATACTGATATTGATGTTTATACTGGAGTAGATTTTTCTAATATATCTGCTGGTGATCTTATCATGGTAGAAACCGGAGAAGGTTCTTATTCTATAAAATGTTTAGGAGCTGGTATTGTTGTTTCTACAGATTTTTGTGGTGATCCGCAACGAGGGCAGAGTATAGTTCCAGATGATTTAGATATACAAAAAAATATTAAACAAGTTTCGTGTGGAGGATATTTTAGTTCTTGTTTAGATACTTCTGGAAGAATTTACGCATGGGGTAAAGACATAGGTTTTAATGATTCGCCTTATGGATTTTTATCAAAATCATCTAAAGGATTATATAAATCTATATCCTCTGGTTTTACTTTTATAAATGCTTCCGGAGACAGAATTATTGCAATAAAAAATGATGGTGGATTAACTTGTTTTGGAGATTGCTCTAAAGATTTTAGTATACATTATGATGGAGACACAGGATTTGTTAAAACTTATTGGACTAAAGGTTTGTGTGGTGGTATAGGTATTAAAAATGACGGAACTGTTAAATATTATGGTATAACCGGTCCTAATGTTCAATTACACGATGCAGATTGTGGTTTAAATTATTGTGTTGGAGTTTTAAAATCAAATTTTGGTTTAACCGGATTTGGTGGTATAAGTCCTTTTAATGAATATAAAACAAACTTTCCTTCTGGTATAACAGGATTTACTGGTGTGGCTGCAGGACTATATCACAATATAGCCATAAACAGTAAAGGAGGATTGTGTGGTTTTGGTATTAGTGCTGAAGGTAGAACAATTGTCCCTAATAGCACATCAATTTATAAAACAGTTTCTGCTGGCAGATATCATTCTGCGGCATTAGATCAAAACAATAAATTAGTTACATGGGGAAGTATTGCCACATATCTTGGTAGTTGTGTGGGAACAGAAACTAAGGCATCGATTACAAATGTTAGTGGAACTTATTCTTTATTGGATTCTGGATTTGATCATTTAATATTAAGAAGTTCAGGAACAGTAAAACGATATATTGGTGTAATTAATAGTGTTGACACTTTATTTAAAAAAATAAATGTAAAATCTTATCAATACTCTGACATAAATCCTCTATTAACAACACAAGATATTGATCCTAGTGGTTCCGTTGTTTCTATTTGGAGATATAATCAAAGCTCAGAACAATATGAAGAAATTAAAACTATACAAAATAAACTGCTAACAATACAAAAATATTTAGATGGAGTTTTATATATTAAAATTGCAGGAAATGTTATAGATCCGTCTGTTAATAATAATTTTAAAAATATATATTTGCCTAATTATAAAAATGCAGACGATGAAGAGTCTTTTGATACATTAAGAAAACAACTAACAAATCAAAATATTTATAACACTAAACAAATAAAATATTTAAGTAATAACGGTGTACAAGTATTAGAAAATACTGTTTCTGGTATTTTGAATGGAACAACCACTGAAACTACTGTAACGGATGTAACATGACCGCGAACAGAAAAGAAGTACAATTTCCTAATATAGAAATAACTTCTGTAAATATATACAAAATTGTAGAGAAAACATCTACAAAAATTTCGTTATTTGATGTTACAGAGTCAAGACAAAATCCTGATGCTTTTTCGGGCATTTCAATACAAGAAATTATTTTGGATGAAGACATGTTTGGTGGAGCTGTTACTGGATTTATTACAATAAACGATTCTGTTGGTCTGTTAGAACAATTAAATTTTGGTATTCACGATTCTATAGAATTTATATTAACTTCTCCTACAGAAACAAAACAATTAAAATTTGTTATATTAGATTATGAAATAAAAGATAATTTAGCAAAACGAGAAATACACGGTCCTTCTGGTATCAAAACCACTATAACTTTACGATTTACTAGTGATGCTTTTATGTATAGAGATTTTGATGTACAAACTGCCATGTCTAATTTTATTGGTAAAATATCAAAAGGATCTAAAGATAACGATAATTTTCAAAATATAGATTATCCCAATCTTGTCGATTTAGAAGAAGAAAAACAAATGAAAGGATTTCTTCAAGAATTGATTAGAGAAGTTTCCGGAGAAGAAAAAGATGCAAAAGGTGATGGTCTTTTTGGTGGATCGCCACAATCTGGTAAAAAATTAATAGCAGATGATACTTATAATGATATTTGGATAAAACCCAATCCTGTAATGTATCCATTTTCAAAACTTTCTAGTACTGCTAAACCTTTTGAATTATTTAATTATGTTTGTGAATATGCTTGTTGGAAAGAAGATCCTAATTCTGTTAATTTCTTTTTTTGGGAAGATTTAGATAATTGGAATTTTAGATGCATTTCTTCTTTAGCTACTGAGAAAACTAAACATTATTATGAAATAAATGAATATGAAAATTTTAATAGAAGCATAGTTAGTATGGAAGTAATAAATGATTCCAGAATAATGGAACTTATAGATAAAGGATGTTTCTTCTCGGAGTATATACGAGTAAAGCCTAATTGGAGTAATCCGTATAGACATGTTTCGGATACTGGTAATTCTCTTACTAGAAAAAATATAACTTTTAATTATAAAGAAGATATAAAAACCACATTAACGGGTTATAAAATAGCTACAGATAGTGTGTTAGATAATATTAAAAATAATAAATTATTAAATTATAATAATTTAAGATTAACAGACAACTTATTTGGATTTTATTCTACACCTTATAATTCTAGTTATTATAATTTTAATTGGTGGAACTATTATAATTTTAATACCGATGGATTTACTGGAGAAAGAATACAAAGATTAGAATCTATAAACACCCCAGAGGATTTAATACAAAGAAAACCAGAAATATCAGAGATCTCTAGATTAGAAAATGAATATTGGCAATCACAGTTTGATTTTTGTGAATTGCCAGGAGCATTATTAAGAATAATATACAAAGAAATAAAGTATCCTTTAATTAAAGCTCGTTACGATTATTCTAAACTAAAAAATTTAAAAAATTCATGGATTGCTTATCGAAAAAATGTATGCTGTGAACGAGCCATTCCTTCCAACTTTTTTGCCATATTAACAGAAGCCGATAAAATACACGGATCAACTGGAGGAGTGCTAGAAAATGATTCGGGAGGGATATATGCATATAAATGGGCAGAAGTAGAATTTTGGCCAAAAGAACAAATTTTATTGAATAAAAATAACGAATTACAAGTAGAAATTTGGAAAAAAAATAAAAAAATAATAGAATTTGAAGACTCAAATTTTCCTTTTGTGTTTGTTATGCCTTCATATGCTTTAGTAGGGACTAATAGTGAAAAATATACCGTACCAAAAGGCATAACTACTACAGTTTCTGGTGTTTACAATACACCGGATAATAGAGCTTATAATTTAAACGAAATATTAAATTCTGTGGCTCCCACAAAATTTGAAGACGGACATCAAACTTTATTGATGAATTCTGGCGTTACAGATATTTTAGGAACTATTGTAGATAGAAAAACAGTTACAAATTATCCCAGCAAAACAATAATGATGCCTGTTGGTAAATTTAGAATAATAAGCGAAACTTGCCCGGATTTTTCTGAACCAGGAAATAAAATATCTTCTGCTCAAGAAAATAATAACAGTGGTGGTTTTTATTTTGGCGGAAGAATTGTTCAAATGACAGCTATTCCCAAAGAAATACTTCAATCGTTTGTATCATTTTATCCGGGAACAACAGCAGGAATCACCGGAATGAACGATTATTTGTTTGTGTTTGATACTATAAATGCTCACGATGGACTGTGTAATGATGAAAATTGTACATAAAAATAAAAAATAAATAAAAATAAATGAAAAATTTTTCTTTAAATATTTCTGGGTTCGATCAAGAGATACTAACAAAAAGTATCTTTCCCGTAAAAATAACCACTACTTCTTTTGAAAATTCTTACGTGGGTCATTGTTTTAGCCCGTATGGATTAGTATCTAATTTAAATTGTCCTAAAGAATTTAAATTTTGTAATTGTGCTAATAATACTCATGAATTATTACCTAATGAAAAAGAACCATCAGACGCAGATTTATCTGAAGCATTAGAAAAAACAAAAGAATGTAAATTAATAATACAAAAATTTGCCAATAAACAAAAATGGAAAAAATTCTTTGGTGTAAATTTTGCAGAACCAACGTGTTCTTATAATTGTTCTGAACTTTTAGATTTTAAGTCGTCTTCTAATTCATATTACACAGAAAAAGATAAAATATTAATAGGTTCGACTTCAGTTTACGATAATGCTGGTTATTTTTCTTATGCTAGGAGAAAAAGTTATACTGGTACTGGAACTGATATTTTAGCTTTTCCAACTTACGATATTAAAACAAATTCTCCAATAATTTCAGATGAAAATCATAAAATAAATGGAGAATATTTTAAATATTATTTAGAGTATTCTAAAACAAATGCTACGTTCTGGAATACTCCTATAAAAACTCCTTTACTACGACAAGCACAAGTTAATTTATTATTTTATCAAAGAATTCAAATTTTAGTTAATGGAGATTTTAGTGTAAAACCTGGAGATATTGTTGAAATAGATTATCCAACACCACAAAATCCTGTAAAAAATAATAAATTTTCTGGTAAATGGATGGTATATAAAATTGTTAGAACTATAAATTCTCAAAAACACACAATGAAACTGTTTTTAATGAGAGATGGACCTGCCCAATCACCATCATTCTTTAACAATAAATTAGTAAAGGATAAAGGATCAATATAAAATGGCAAGATATACAGACATAGATTTTTTATTGTCTAAAAATGCAATAAATAACGATGCTAATGTTAAATTGGACATTAATGCTATATCACAATCAATAAAAAATATAATATTAACGTCTAAAACCGAAAAACCATTTAATCCACAATTTGGTGCAAATGGATACGATATACTCTATGAATCGCCGTCTACTATACAAAAAGACATAATAAAAAGTAGTATTGCTGCAGAATTGCGCTTACAAGAGCCTAGAGCAGAAATCCGAGAGATAAATATTGAAGATGGAAAAAATGGGAAAATAACAATATCTGTTTTATTTTCTCCAATATATGACGAGACTGTAGTAAGAAATTTAAATTTAGAGTTTACGGTGTCTGGAGAATAAAATGGCAACCCCTAAAATAAATATAGCTTCACTTGATTTTGATTCAATAAAAAATTCTTTAAAAGAATATATTAGTACTAAATCAGAATTTGCTGGTTATGATTTTAATGGTTCTGCCATGAATGCTTTATTGGATGTTTTTGCTTATAATACATTATTTTATGCTTATTACGCAAATTTGATAGCAAATGAAGCATATTTAGATAGTGCAACAATACAAGAAAATATTATTTCTTTATTAAAACCTTTAGGTTATCTTGTTCCTGGTAGAACCTCTGCAAAAATTATAGTTACAGCAGAACCGACAGCATCCACAGCTACAATAATACCATATATCGATGCATTTGTTGGTCAAGATTCTTCTGGTTCTTTGTATAGATTTTATGCCATAGAAGATATAACTTTAACTGGTTCTTCTACTTTTAATTTATATGAAGCTAGTAGTGTAGTTAATGAAGTCCAATTAGATGTAAATACCACAACACAAAAAGTATTTTTAGGAAATGAAAATATTGATATTAACACAATTACACTAAAAGTAAATGGAGAAAAATGGTTAAAGGCTAACAACGACGATGAAACTTTAACATCTTCCAGTAAAGTATATTTTATAGATAGAAGCAATACTGGGTTTTATGTCGTATTCAGTAAAAAAACAGTAAACGATTTTGAAACCTCTTATGGAAAATCTATAATAAGTTCTGATATAGTAACTGTTTCTTATCTGGTTTCTTCTGGTAGTTCTGCTAATAATATATCTTCAGTAAATAATTCTAAAACATCAATAACATCTACCATTCCCTCTTATGGTGGAACGGATTCTCCTGATTTAGATTCTATTAAGTTTTTTGCTCCTAAATTGTTTGCTGGAAATAATAGAACTGTTACTCCTGATGATTATTATTCTATTTTATTATCTTCAGGTTTATTACCTTCAGGAATAACTTCTCAGGCACAAATTAATATTTGGGGAGGAGATGATGCAGATCCTCCGGCATATGGTAGACTATTCATTTCATATGCAGATGATGGTTTGACTGCTGGTTCTAATTATGTAAAAGATACCATAAATCTCGTATCTCCTAAATCTGTATTGACTGTCCTACCAGAATATGTTCAATCTCAACTAATAACAGCATATATTGGATTGACCGCCGCAGGAGCACAGAGTTCTCAACTTTCAAATATTTCTTCTGACGTGGCCTCTCTTTATAATACAGTAAAAGTATTTAATAAAAATATAAGTTTTTCTGATATAAAACAAAAAGTTTATAATAATTATTCTAATATATTAAATTTAAATTTAAATAGTCTGTATCTAGGAATAACGCTGAATGGTTCTGATGGTACAAAATCTGTTTCATTTAAAAATGAACTATTTCCAACAATAACAGGAAATAAAGGTTCGGCAGTTTTAAGTTCTGCTTTTATATACACCAGTCCTACTTCTGGAAATACTGCAAATATTATTTTGGCAGATAAACCAAGAATATATGACACTTCAAATATTTCTATAAAAGGAGATCTAGTTGCATTAGGAGCAACAACTTCTACGGAATTAACATCTTTTGGTATACTTGGAGGCGTAGATTATACTAAAGGTTATGTTTTAATAGATCCTAATGTTGTTCCTTACGGAACTACCATAGAATTGTACGGATATCCAAGATATAAAGATAATGTATCAATCAAAAACGAATATCTACTTAAAGTATCGGTAACAACAACAACAACATAATATAAAAATGTTTTTAGTTTATTCAGACAGCATACCCAACAAGATATACGATATAAACAGTGATGTTTCTGGTTTTAGTTCTGCGCAACAGTTTACTTCTGGGTTCCAACCTATAACTTCATTTTTTTCTTACCTTCAAGGATTAAGTGCATCTTGTCAATATCCTATTTCTGTGAACGAGCTGTTTCCTTATTGGTTGAGAATACAAGGGGCTTCGGGTTCTGCTTTAATTTCTTTAACAGAAGAATATTATCAGTGGCTTTCTTGTAATTCTACCGACATACGAGATGTTAGTTTTTTAAAGATGGAAGATCTATTTGACGTTGCTAATGTTCCTGTAGAATTATTATCTAATTTAAGCAATACTTACGTTAATTCTTTGCCTCCATCACAAATATCTAACATATCTTCTCATAGTTTAAGAAATTTAATAGAAAATGTAAAAATAAATTTATACTCTAAAAAAGGAACATCATCTAGTGTTAAATATTTGATATCTACATTATTTGGATACGATGCATCCGAAGTTTCTGTTTCTTATCCTAAACGATTTGTTTTCAGATTAAATGGTGGTAATTTTTCATGGATGCAAGATAATCTGTCTGCTTCAGGAATTTATTCACCAATAACGACAAGCTTTTATCCACAACTCACCGGAAGTAGATTAAATTTTTCTGTTTTACAAGATGGAGATTTATGGCAAGAACACTCTTATGTTGTTAATGCTTCAGGATTAACAGCAGAATATTATGAAAATATAGTTAAACCCATATTACACCCTTCTGGCACAAAATATTTTTTAAATGTAAAACCAGAAATATTTAATGACGAATTTGGCGGATTTAATGCTACATCAGTCATAACAATATACGAAATTCCAAAAATAGAAAATTATGCAGGATATACTTTAGGATCAACACAAACTATAGGATACACTTTTGGGTGTATTTCAGGTTTAACCGCACCGTATTATGTGTTTCCATCATGGGATTTTGAAATTTCTGGTTATCCTGGGGTGTCTTTTGGAAATATATATATTGATGATTTCTTGCGTTTGTCACCTTTACAGGGCGGAACATTTCCCAATGAAACAATTCCATTCTGTGATGTTTAACTAATTAAATATATAAAGATATGCCAGTTCCTTCACCATTTAGCACCGGATTTCCTCTAAAAGAAGACCCTTTTAGAAGCAGAGTAGAAAGCCAAATCAATAATAATAAAAATTATTATGGTTTAGCTTTTAAAGCAGGATATCCACTGCAAGCATCAGAATTAAACGAATTACAAGAAATTTTTTATGTTCAATCTACATTAAATAATTTGTTACCTACTCAAACAGGATGGACTGCAGGAACAGTTCCTTGGAATGGGTCAACTCCTTTTACTCCCGGGCTAATCACATCTGCTGGTACTAATTCTATAACAGCAACTGCAGATGCAGGCTGGTATCTGGTAGAAAAAACCGATGTGAATGGCGGCTTGGGTGTTTGGGTGTACAATCCAACAGCAAAAACAATAATATCTGGATTTACTGGAGCTCCAGGAACTACCGGAGACTACGGAATAGTTGTAACTCCTATTATTATATATTGCACAACAAACAGTCCAGCAGGAGTAACACAAGATAGAACGCTTCAAGATTCTCACAACATGAATATTATTAATGGTCCATGTGGTGCGGATCGTCTAAAACTAGATATTATAAAATTTGGTTTAACTGCAGCAACAGGTAGTTATCTTGCACCAATATTTGCAGCAACTAAATCTGGAAACACTGCTTCTATTACTTTTAAAAATAACTTACTAATAAGAGGAGTATCGGTTTAATCTATGCCTATTAATCCACTAAACGGAACTGACACGTTTAAAACATGGTTTGATAAAACCAATGAGGTAATTTCTGCTGTAAATGGAATTACTGCACTTGGTATTAGTGGTGGAACAGGAATTAATGTAACTTTTTCTGGTATAACTGCAGTAATATCTAACACAGGAATTGTGTCCATAACTGCTGGAAGCACAGGTATTGGAGTATCTACAACTGCTGGTGTTTCTACTATAATAAACACAGGAGTCTGGACCGTAAACGGATCAACAGGAAACGTTATAGTAACAGGACTGAGCGGCGATATAGTTACTTCTTTTAATGGTAGAACTGGTGGTGTTACTGGTATAGTAGATATATTTGCAGGTTCTGGTTTAATAAAATCTGGATCACAAACATTTCCTATATTAACAAATTCCGGTGTTTTAACTTTTAATGGTTCTACTGGAAATGTTTTTGGTGTAAATTCTGTAAACGGACTAACAGGAAGTTTAACTGTAACCGGTTTCACAGGAATTAGTGTGTCTTCTAATGCTAAAGGAATTACAATATTTAACACTGGCGTTTGGAGTGTTAACGGTTCTACCGGAAATGTTGTTTTAGATCTTGGTGCTGCTGCGGCTGCAGTGGTGACTTCTTTTAACGGATTAACAGGAGCAGTTTCAGGAATTTGTGGTGCTACATCTAATACTTTTACTGCTTTACAGACGTTTGGAGAAGGTGTAATTTCTTCTACTGATATTCGTGTAAACGGTATCAGTATGGGTAAAGGTGGTGGAAATGTAGCTACTAATCTTGCTATTGGTATTGATGCATTAGGAGGAAACACTGGATTAGGTTTATTTAATACCGCAATAGGAAGTTATGTTCTTTCAAGCCAACCACTATCGGGAGACAGCAATGTTGGCGTCGGATATAGTTCTCTTCAAAATACTACTACCGGAACCAGTAATACTGCTGTAGGACATGAAGCATTAGTTTTTAATAATTCAGGAAATTCTAATACTGCTATAGGTAGAAATGCTTTACGAAACGGCGCTTTAGGTAATCAAAATGTTGCTGTTGGTGCTGAAGCTATAATTTCACACCAAACAGGAAACGATAACGTAGGAATAGGAAGAAGAAGTTTTTATCAGTTAATATCATACGATAATAATATTGCTGTTGGTTCTGAAGCAGGCCGATACGTTGGAACTGGTACTAGTCCATTAAACGCAGCAACAGGTAGCATTTTTATAGGATATCGAGCCCGTGGATCTACTAACAGTCAACAAAATGAAATTGTGATAGGCACAAACGCTTTAGGTCTGGGCTCTAACACTGCAGTTCTTGGAGCAACTTTACAACAAGCAGCCACAATTTACGGTCAATTAAATCTTCCTGCAGGATTGACAGCACGTGGAGCAACTTTTGGAAGTTTAGTTGTCACTGGAATAACAAACAATATTAGTGGAGTTCGTATAGGAAGAGGAACCACTGGTGGTGCAGCTTCTAATGTTTTTGTAGAACCCGCAACATCAAATAGCCGAGCATACGAGTCTTTAAAAACTGGCAACATTAATAATATAGTTTTTGGTGCTAGAAATTTACCACGATCTCACTTTGATCATACCGCATCATTAAACTTTACTACTATATTGGGAAGTATTAATTTGACAGGATTAACTTCTGATATTTTAGATCCTAATGTGTCTCAGCATTCATATAATACTGCTGTAGGAAATGCTTTAGGTAATCATATTGTGGAAAGCAATCAAAATGTATTTTTTGGTTATTCTATTTTCGGAGAACCAACAATAGGTTCTCTCCCACAGTATTACAGTAATCATACGGGAAACGTTTACATTGGTAATTTTATTGGTAGTATTTCCTATGCACCATACCTTTCTACTGGTAATGTTCTTCTAGGAAATTCTTTATTAACCTCACTTCTTAATACCAACAAATTAGTTAACAATATAGTAATAGGAAGTAATTCATTACCAGCAGGTTCTAACGTTGAAAACAGTATAGCTATAGGTTCTGAATTAGGACAAAGATCTGTTGGTAATGTTTTTAAATCCATACTTATTGGTACTTGTGCTGGTGTTTATTTTGGCTCTGAAGATGGTGAATTCGAAGCAGATTTTAATGATTCTATTTTAATTGGAAATAATACCAGATCTGGTCTAAACGTTAATTCACAAAATGAAATAGTAATAGGAACAGATGCTGTAGGATCAGGATCATATACAACAACAATAGGAAGTGATGGTCAAGTTTCTGCACATATTTGGGGAGTGTTAAACACGCCAGACGGAATAAGTGCTTCCGGCTTAACTGTTTCTGGAAACATTATTAGTGTTGGAGCTGTTTCTATAGGAGGTGATGAAGGAAGTAATGTTTTAATAGGTGAAGCTGCACTTGCTAGTATTCAAGGTGGTTCAGAAAATATTGCTATTGGTAGTAGTGCGCTTGAATTCAACACTCAAGGATCTGAAAATCTGGCTATTGGTTCGTCAGCTTTAAGAAATAATACTGTCGGAAACCAAAATGTTGGAATTGGCGGTTCTGCCCTGTTTAACGGTATTCAAAGCAATAAAGTTATTGCATTAGGTTCACTCGCAGCATATAACTTGATTGGTGCTACAGGTAGTATTTTTATAGGCAGTGGTAGTAATCCTTTAAATAATAATAGTGGAACCAATGAAATAGTTATAGGAACGGATGCTGTAGGTCTAGGATCTAATACTGCTGTGTTGGGTGCTACACTGCAACAATCTGCTACAATATACGGAAATCTGTTTCTTACAACCGTAGGTATATCCACAAGCGGTGGTGCAACATTCGGTGGAAACATTTCTGCTCCTAATGTTGTGTACAGTATTAATAATCAATCAGGTAATTTAACTATTGCTGGTCTTGGTGGAGATCTGGTTACAAC